ATAGGGATAAACCAGATCTTATCATTTCAAAAAATCACATCGTATATATTGCTGAAGTTGATTCTGGAGTAAATAAAAAATATAATGAGATTTATGGAAGTAAACTCATTACCCCTGAAGATAAGAAGTTGATTCTATGAAAAGTTTAAAAACTTGTTTGAGGTATCCGGGGGGTAAGAGTAGGGCAGTAACTAAAATGGACCCTTACTTCCCCGATCTCCGCAACTATGATGAGTTTCGTGATCCGTTTTTAGGTGGTGGAAGTGTTGCGATTTATATCACTAAAAAGTATCCCAACCTAGATATTTGGGTGAATGATCTTTATGAACCTCTAGTAAACTTCTGGCAACAACTCCAGATGTTTGGGTACGATTTGAAAAGTGAACTTGTCGATTTAAAGAACGCAAATAATACTCCAGACAAAGCAAGAGAACTTTTCCTTCAATCAAAGGAACGGATCAATGACAAAACTGTGTCAAATTTTGATCGTGCTGTGGCTTTTTATATTGTCAATAAGTGCAGTTTCAGTGGTCTCACAGAGAGTTCATCATTTTCAGAGCAAGCATCCAATTCCAATTTCAGTTTGCGGGGAATTGGAAAACTGCCTGAGTATTCTTCGCTGATTTCAAAGTGGCGTATAACTAATTACTCATACGATTATCTGATGGATGGAAACATGGGTGCTTTTATGTATCTGGATCCTCCTTATGACATTAAGGATAATCTCTATGGGAACAAAGGATCAATGCATAAAGGATTTGATCACGATAAGTTTGCTGCCGATTGTGATGTTAATAATATGGATATGCTGGTAAGTTATAATTCCGATCAACTTGTAAAGGATAGATTTAAGGACTGGAACGCTGCTGAGTTTGATCTTACCTATACAATGCGTTCGGTTGGTGAATATATGCGAGAGCAAAAACAACGTAAAGAACTGCTGCTATTTAATTATGGAATTGAAGGACTGGTTAAACTCGATCAATCAGACGAAAATAAATCTAATTGATGAAGACCAATCTTTAAAAAAAGAATATACGCCTTATATTATTAATAAATGTCTTTCTGGCAATATTGACTGTATTATGTACGTTAATGAGATGAATATGAATTCTCATCTTGATAAAGATATGCAATATTCATTTTATCTAAATATTATAAGAAAAAGGAGAAGATTTTCTCCTTGGCTTCGTAAAGATGAAATTAAAGACTTAGAATATGTTAAGCGTTATTATGGTTATAGTAACGAAAAAGCATCTCAAGCACTGAAGATTTTATCCAAAGAGCAAATTAATTTTATTAAACAACGACTTGAAACTGGCGGAACAAAATGACTACTCAAACAATTGAACCTCAAGTAAATTGGTCTCAAGATCAAATGGTTGAAGTGATTCTTAACGAACCTGATGATTTTTTAAAAGTTCGTGAGACTTTAACTCGCATTGGAGTTGCATCTCGTAAGGAGAAAAAACTTTACCAATCTTGTCATATTCTTCATAAACAAGGTAGATATTACATTGTTCATTTTAAAGAATTATTTGCTCTTGATGGAAAGTACGCAAATCTTACAGTGAATGACGTTCAACGTCGTAATCGTATTGTTCGTCTTCTTGCAGATTGGGGATTGATCACAGTAATTAATCCCGATTCTGTTTCTGATATTGCTCCTCTCAATCAAATTAAAGTTCTTTCTTATAAAGATAAGGGAGACTGGATTCTTGAGCAGAAGTATAATATAGGCAAAAAAGGCAAAACTTCGGAAGATGTTTAATGCTATTTGTTTATTTTTATTGGTGATTGCTGCTTACTATAATTTGTATTTGAATATAACTGCAAGAAAAAGACGATAAATAACTGCGTGTCTTTCGTGCGGCACACTCTACAATCGGAACACCCTAAAAGAGGTTCGGTTTTTACTGTTCCTCTTTTTTCGTTTTCTAGTATAATTATTAATGATGATGTAAGGTTTTTTTGAACCCATCATACGCTAAAGCGGAGTCTTAGGATCCGTAATGTTAAACAAACACTCGCTTTTTAAGGAGAACTATTATGTACACTCTCGCAAAGTACAATACTGGAAATATTGAAAAATTTTTAACAGACTTAGAAAAGAATTTTATTGGGGCAGATGAGTGGTTTAACCGATTTGGAACAGTACACGAATCTGCTACAAACTACCCTCCATATAATTTAATTAAAGAAAGTTCTACAGAGTTTACACTAGAAATCGCTCTTGCTGGATATAAGAGGGAGGATATTGAGGTATCATCTGAATGGAATAAACTTTTTGTAGAGTGTAAGAGGGCACCTACAGAATACGAATATATGCATAATGGAATTGCCCGTAGAGCATTTACGCGCACTTGGACACTATCTGATGATGTCGTTGTTGGTGATATTTCTTTTGTTGATGGGTTGCTTACTATTAAACTAAATAGAGTTATTCCAGATCATCAAAAGAAAAAAACATATGAAATCTTTTGACGAGTTCAAATCAATCGCATATAAGGGAGCAATTCCACATACTGTTTATTCTCAAGGAAAGAAAAAGCAAGTTCCAAAAGGAAAAGCAGTTCCTGTAAAAAGTCGTTCAAGTGCTGGTGGTAATGGTGGTGGAGGAGATGGTGGAGAATAAATAGAATTGAATATAATTGGCACTAGAGGAGTTCCTGGCAAAATCCAGGTTGACTCCTCATTTTTTTGTGATAGAATACTGAGAGAAATGGAGAACAAATGACAGTAAAACTTTTACTTTTAAAGTCTGGTGAAGATATTATTGCAGACGTGAGAGAGATGGTAGTTGGTGAAGAGGAAAATGTGAGGGTTGTTGGTTATTTCCTACACAAACCTTGCGTGGTTAAAATGACTCCACCGACTAATGTTCCGAAAGAATTTAAAGATGAGATTGACCCTCAAAAAGCATCTTTTCAAGTAACTCTTTTTCCTTGGATGCCATTGTCTAAAGATAATACAATTCCAGTTTCCGCTGATTGGGTTGTTACTATTGTAACCCCAAGCGATAAGTTAAATAATATGTATATTGAGGATGTGATGAATTATGGAAAAGATGATCAAAATTCTATCGTTAACGAACAATCTGATACTGATAACCCAGATTGAAGAAGTTGGAGCAGATATTGGCGAACCAGACTGCAAACTAGTTAACCCCTTTATAATTAAAAGTGATAAAACTCTAGAACCATTTTTGTGTGGTTATACCAAACAAGATAAGTTTATGGTGAGTTCTGATAAAATTATTACTCTCGCAGATCCAACACCAACCCTTCTTGAAAAATATGAGGATTTAATTAAAGAATGACGCAAAGGTTTTACACTAATGTTCAATTGATTGGAAACCAGTTTCTGGTACGTGGAGTTGAAAATGGAAAAAGATTTGAAATCAGAGATGAGTTTTTTCCAACTCTCTTTGTAAAAACTAAAAAAGAATCAAAGTATAAAACGTTAAGTGGAGAACCTGTAGAACCAGTTCAACCAGGAACGGTAAAAGATTGTCGTGAGTTTTACTCAAAGTATGAAAGTGTAGATGGATTTGAAATCTACGGAAATGATAGATATATCTATCAATATATTTCGCAAAAATATCCAGAGGATGAAATCAAGTTTGATATCAATCAAATCAATCTTGTAACTTTGGATATTGAGGTTGCATCAGAATCTGGATTCCCTGATGTGGAATCTTGTTCTGAGGAAATTCTTGCAATTACAATTCAGGATTATACGACCAAAGAAATTATTTCTTGGGGGGTAAAACCATTCAGACACAATCGTAAGGATTTAATTTATCATTATTGTCCTTCTGAATATGAACTTCTTAACCACTTCATTAATTATTGGATGGTAAATGTTCCTGATGTTATTACAGGATGGAATATTCAGATGTATGATATTCCTTATATCTGTAAGCGTCTGAATCGTGTTCTTGGAGAAAAACTGATGAAGCGTTTTTCTAACTGGGGACTTGTGACTGAAGGTGAAGTTTATCTTAACGGTCGTAAGCACACTGTTTTTGATGTTGGTGGATTAACTCAACTTGATTATCTTGACCTTTATAAGAAGTTTACTTATAAAGCACAGGAATCATATCGTCTAGATTATATTGCTGAAGTTGAACTTGGACAGAAAAAACTTGACCACTCTGAATTTGATACCTTTAAGGACTTTTATACTCATGGGTGGCAAAAGTTTATTGAGTATAACATCGTTGACGTAGAGCTTGTTGACCGTTTGGAAGACAAGATGAAATTGATTGAACTTGCTTTGACGATGGCATATGACGCTAAAGTTAACTATGCTGATGTGTTCTACCAAGTTCGTATGTGGGATAATATCATCTATAATTATCTCAAGAAGAGGAGTATTGTTATTCCTCCAAGGAATAGGTCTCAGAAGAATGAGAAGTATGCTGGTGCGTATGTAAAAGAACCAATTCCTGGAATGTACGGGTGGATTTTATCTTTGGATTTAACATCCCTATATCCTTCTCTTATTATGCAATATAATATTTCTCCAGAAACTCTTCTTGATGAAAGATATCCTGGAATAAGTGTTGATAAATTATTGAATAAAGAAGTTGTTATTGAAAATGTTGAAGGAAAATGTGTATCTGCTAATGGATGTATGTATGATACTACAAAAAAAGGAATATTTCCTCAACTTGTAGAAAAAATTTTTAATGATAGGCAGTATTTTAAGAAAGAAATGTTAAAGGAAAAGACTAAATTGGAGGAAATTGAAAATGAATTGAAAAAACGAAATGTTGACTTAAATAC